CTGCTGGCGTTGGCTCGGTTTTCAAGGACGAGTATGATGATATCCTTGGCGATACAACCGAATTCATGTCCGGACTTTCTGATATCTTTAAAAAGAGCGATAATCCGATTATTGCCGCAGTTCAAAGTATGATTTACTTTGTCACCAAGACTGCGTATCGTGCGTCTACGGTTGGTAAGATCAACTCTTCTAAGACAGTGACAGAATCCACCAGCAACACAAAGAAGGCGGCTCAGAATCAAATTTCGTCTATGACGAGCAACTTTGAGTCTAGCTGGAAATCTGTGGCTGGCGAGCTCGGTCTGGACACAAAGGATATTGAAAAAACCAGCAAAAAGATGTCTGAGAAGATGAATGAGCTGGTGAATAACACCTTTGATGCACTGAATGAGAATACTGGTCTGAGCGCTGAACAAGTTGAAGATGTCACCAACACGATGTTTGATTCGCTGCAAAAGATTTATACCAGTGGATGGAATAGCCTCGCTTCCACTTCCGGCGACATGTCTAAGGAGATTGCGGATAAGCTGAATGCGTCCTATAAGTCTTCTGTTGACAGCACAAATAAGGCCATGAATGAGATTTCTAAAGCATTCGGTCACAGCTGGACTAAGGTTGGCGGCGGTGTAAAGACTCTGAGTACCAATGTTCAAAAGACAATGGAGCAGGCATGGGCTGACACCAGCCAAGACACCCAGAAGCTGATGTACGATATGCGTGCGTGCTTTGACAATAGTTGGAGCATGAACGAAGCTGGCGTAACTAATCTGGCAGAAATGACTCAGGGAACGGTGAAAGATGGTTATGCCGAGATTGATTCTTCGAGCTCTAATACATTTGGTGAGAATGGTCAGTTGAAAACGGATGCAGACAATTCGTGGAAGAATGTAGAACCTGGCGCTACGAATTTAGCAAACAATATGCAGTGGGTGATGGATCAGTCTTACAACGCCATCAAGGCCGGATGTACAGCTGCCGTTACATCGATCAAAAACGATTTGGCGACCACAGGTGATGCATTTGAAGCTGTCGCTACAAAGGCGGAGAAGGCAAAGCAAGAGACACAACAGCAACAACAAACAACTCAACAGCCTGCTAAACAGAAAGGAGCTCTTGAGAATATTGCGGAAGGAGCCGGGCAGTTCATCAAAGGCGTTGGCCAAGGCATAGCCGATGTTGTTACAGCACCGTTTAAGTTCATTGGATCATTACTTGGTTTTGCAAGTGGCACAAAGGAAATAAAGAAGTCTAATTTTGCTAACGTTGACGAGCAGGGTCCTGAGATGCTGGTTCGTAAGCCGGATTCCGGTCGGTACACTTACCTTGAGACTGGCGATGGTGTTGTTCCTGCCGATATCACCTCTCGCCTGTTCGAGATGGGCGGCAACCCGGATGCATGGTTCCAGAAGCAGATGGCAAAGTACGGTTCTCAGCCGATTGTCCAGGGCGGCGGTGGAGATGTTACAACTTCGATTGGCGATATTATTATCACGAATCCCGTTGGCAGCTCTGATGCTCTGGCAAATGAAATCAAACAGAAGTTACCGACTAAGGTTGCTCAAATGCAAAGCAAGCGGTAAGTAATAGTTTTTACAGCCGATACCACTAGGATAGCCTAGCAGGTCGGCTTTTATTTTTGATTAGGAGGAATAGGATGGCAGATAAATCAGTAACTGATGTGCTGGCCGAGGTAGTGACTTCTGCCGCTGAACACGCCGTAAAGAATGCAAAATTTGACGTGTCCGCCTATGGAGTTATTACAGAAAAAGAAGACCAGCACTATAAAATCGCTGTATTCGGTGGCGAGTACGGCATTGTAACAAACCATGACTATATTGTAGGCCAGAAGGTTGTTGTGACTGCATTGCAGGGCAACTTCCGTAACCTGATCGTATCAGAGAGTAATACAAGTGTTGAGATTCTGACAGTGAAATCTCTGGTGTCCGGTGTCGATAGCTTGAATGCTGAGTTTGAGTCGATGAAAGACAAAACCCAGCAGACAGAAGATACTGTTCAAGATCAGCTGAAAAATACCATCAATACTTGGTACAGAAATGGTCATCCGCATACATACAACTACCCTGCTTCAAATTGGAAAACAGATGAAGAGAAACAAGCACACATCAATGACATCTACTATGATAAAAGGACTGGTATTTGCTATCGTTGGGTATATGACCAGGATAAGCAGCAGTATTTTTGGATGGAGATTGTGGACGCTGGTGTTATCAATGCACTGTCGATGGCAACATCCGCACGAGATCTTGCGACAGAAAAAATTCGTGTTTTTACTGATACACCGACTGCTCCATACGATGTGAATGATCTATGGATTTATGGCGGTGTCGGTGGTGCATTGTATATCTGTATTACTGCGAGAGGTGAAACCGAAAAATGGACATTCAGCGACTGGGCTGTTGCGACAAAGTACACGGATGATACGACCGCAAATGCAGCAGTTGAACGTGTGGGCGCTCTTGAGACAAAAGAAGCCGATGATGTAGCCAGTCTGTGGCGTTCAATGAATGGCTTTAATGATAATATCGGCGGGTTTACAAACAAAGATTATATCGCCACCAAAAAGCAGGTAAGCGACAATACAAGTAATATTGAGCAAAATACTTCTGATATCTCTTTGTTAAGGACAGACCTCGATAAGGCAAAAACAACTGAGTCTAACCACTATCAAGATGTGACACGCAAGATTTCGGCTGCAAATACGAATATCTCGACCTTGAAAACGAACGTATCAGATATCAATAAAACGATTTCAGAAATCACTGTTGACAATATTCTGGCCGCACTGAATCTGGCTGTGAATACCAATGGTGAGCTTTGCTATATATCGAAGGATAATTCGGAGGTGATAACTTGAAACCAATTCTATCTAAAATCGGCGCATTTGATGCCACAAAGGATCATACATTTCAGTTTGCCGCATACGCAGACATTGATATCATTGCTCTTATCGTCTTCGATACTCCGACGGGCAGTATTTTGCAGGGTGATACGCTTTCAAAAGGTGTGTATAAGTTTGGCACATTCCCTGCCGGTGGCACTGGTCTGGCACGATATTTTACGATTCCGGCAGGCACGTTTGAAAACCGCAAAGATCCGTACTATATGATTATTCGCTGCCGGTTGAAGGGCACGAATCTGTTTTCAGAATACTCGGACAAGCTGTTGTTTTATTGCCACGAGGAACCGACAATCAAACTGAATGACCTGAGTTCTTCTGGCGTGACTACTATCCCCTACCCTTCTTATTCCTTTGAGTTCTCTTACAAGTATAAGGTATCGGAAGGTGAATCTGTAAATCGTTATGAATTCTGGCTTTATGATGCGAATCGCGAGCTACTGAAAAAGTCTGTGAGCTACTATTACCGTGATTCTTTGAAGGGGTTCCAGATCGATGGACTGGATAACCATACCCTGTACTATCTGAGAGCTACGGCAGAATCTGTTGGCGGCTATCAGCTGGACACTGGCTTGCAGGCATTCCGAACTGACTATCCAGAGTATGTGGATGACGTAGAATTCACCGTGCAGAACGACTATCGTATGGCTAATATCAGTATGCACGCACAGTATTTCCTGACAAGAAGCAGTGGTGCAAATGCCCTGCGAATCAAGAGGCGCAAGAAAGGCGCGGCGATCTGGACTTCGCTTTATCAGGAAGAGATCGACTTGAACCATGTTATTATGAAGATGGGCTGGTCAAACCTCCATATCAATAAAACGACTGGTCAGCCGATGGGCAACTATAAGGCAGTGACCTCGGATTATATCGACAAGAATCGAGTTCTTTCTTTCCAGTTCAAATCTGAGAACAAAGCGTTCTGTTTGATTGCATATACCGCTGACCGCAAGTTTATCAAGGCATCAAGTGATTTTACATCGACCGACGAATTCAGGAGTTCCAGCGAGTATAAAGAGTGGTTCTCTGATACCTTCTTGAACAACATGAAATACTATCGTGTTGAGGTATCGGCAACAAAGAATCAGGACTTGGAGCCAAAAGACTTCAACGATTTTTATATGTACAGCGCTGACGATGGTTATGTGATGATCGATTACACCGACCTATACGCCATTGGCCGCAAGACCGACTATGAGTACGCCGTAGCTCCCGTTGCAAATGGCATTGAGCTTGGCTATGCGAAGGCCAGCGTTGTAAGTGACTTTGATGGTGCTGTGATCACTGACGGCAATAAGACCTATCATATTTTCCTTGAGCCGAAAGTCGACAGTGTTGAGAAGGTACGTTCTGCTACAGTTGTCGAGACAATGGGAAGCAAGTACCCGTATCTGTTTGCTGGCAGTGAAGCCAATTATTACAGCGGCCACTTCTCTGGTGTTGGCATCCGTTTTGATAACACAATGAAAGATTTTGATATCAATGGCGGCAATGCGTTCCGTGATGAACTGAGCGAGTGGCTGACCAACGGCAGTGCAAAGCTGTTGAAGATGTTTGATGGCCGCAGATGGCTAATGGGTGTCAATGGCAATGTGTCTATCTCCTGCTCTGATCACTACGACAAGGGCGTATTGGAGTTCGACTTTGTGGAGCTCGGTGACGCAGAGAGTGAGAGTGACATGTATGACAATGGGCTGAGTGATTATCAGCCGGGAGGCAGCGTATGACATATCTTCCGACTGACGCAGACCTGGCGCTATTGAACAATCATTCGTCTAATATTTACTGCCGCATTGATATGCTGAACAAAGATTTTATTACAATTGATAGTTTAGAAGGTCTTGTGATCGATGGTTCTGTTTCTATCGACTCAGAGTCCGACGTGCGGCGAACCTTTAATGTGACCCTGTATCTGGGTAAGAAGAGCGGTATTTCCAGCCTGACGGAAGAGGATTGGATCAGTAAAAATGTGCGTGTATTCATTGGTCTGTCAGGAAGAGGAATGTCAAAAATCAGCGGCTCTAAGAGCATTGACGAGATGATTCAGGCAAATGCGGATTATCAGCTCGCTGAAAAGAATTATGATGATTTGATTCAGGACATCACAAACAGAGGCTATGCAAAATACGGCAATATCGACAACCTGAATCGAGATGTGCTGGTGTGGACACGAGCCAATATCTCAAAGTATCATACGTTTTTTGACCAGATCAATGACGGCACGCCACCGGATGACCCAGCCGAAGCAGAGGAATGGTACACCAAACTTGGTGATTACTCTACAGTTTTGGGAAGTGATGATCCAATTTGTCAAGATGGCCCTTATATCGCATTTACACCAATGCTGCAGACCAAAGACGGACTTGTGCCGCTTGTGGAGGATGATATCTGGGCTTATCTGGATGCTGTGGCAACAAAAGCGAAGTCAGTGAGCGGCGGTCTCTCCCCCGCCAATATCCTTGAGGTAGATAAATCAGGCATCGATAGTTTCGTATATGGTAACAAAATGCATGTCCATGGGATGATTGCTGCTGTTGAAGGTATGGTTCTGAACGGAGTTACGCTTGGTAAGGTGGATGTTTCTGCTATTGCCGGTTAGAGCGAGGATGAACTAAAAGCGACCTATGGAAAAACCAGTGTGTTTGCAGGACATTCCATGCACGATATTCAGGCGGAAGTGATCGATACAAAGACCGCGCTGAACGAACTGTATAACGACCTGTACCTCAGCTATTCCAATTCAGCTGACAGTTCTTATGTTAATGGCGTAAAAATCTATTGGTACAACGAGGGGTGCTATACATTTACATCCAATGGCTTTACATATAGCGCTACAGAAAATACTGTGCAGGCCAGCTGTGTTGACTTGGTTTCTCGTATCAACGGAGACTTGGGTGGACAGCTGGTTGGTGGCACACACCGTATTGAGAAAGGCACTCGTATCGGTGATGCAATCTGGGCTGTGCTGAGAGATGAGACGGAGTTTAAGAAATACTCCATCGACTATTGGAGTCGCACTGTTCCACATGACTTGGATTATGATACTGGCTCGACTGTTTGGGATATTCTCTCAGAATTGCGTGATCTGTATTATCCGTTTGAGATGCGTTTTGACGATGATGTGTTTGTATGTAATGAGATCCCCAGTGGATTTGATGACCCGCCTGTGCTTGATCCAGAGGTATTCGAGAAGCTTGTGACCAACGATGGCGAGTCGGCCACAGTGGATTATGCCGCTGTAAGAAACTGTGTCGAAGTGTTTGGCGCGACGATTGAAGCGGATGGAGCGGCGACTGTAAAGGGCTGGTCTGGCGCAAATAAAACAATTAACCTGGTATTAGATGCAACTGAATCAACGTGGAAAAGTGAAACGAAAGTATCTTTTGTGGCTCCTGCAAATGTTGAAGCTGCCAAGACGGACAAAAATGGCAACGTAACAAGTGGCGCTATGACAGTTGTGTTGACATTTACATGGAAGTACAAGGATAAAGACGGCAATGAGCAAGTTGGCTCTGAGACAAAGACAAGTACACTGTATCGTTCTTTGACTGATGCCAATGGTTCAGATATCATTCAAGACCCAGGATGTATTAAGGCTACAAAGTATTATGTTCTCCAGTGGAATCCGAATACTGGCCGCATTTACTTCTTGGGTCAACAGCAAAGTCATGCTATGGCAAAACTGGTGGACGAAATCCCGGCCACCAAAGAGATCGAAGCTCAAAAAGCAGAGGATAACTGCGACAACATGGCTTTCATCTGTGTGAATGACCCAAACAATATTGATGACCTATATAATGCACGGTTGTCTATTGAAAAAATTGGTCGTAGAACTGAAATTTTATCAGGTGGAGACTACGAGAACTATACAACAGATGACGCAGCCATGGAAGTTTGTCAATACGAACTATGGAAGCGTGCCCGCCTGACCGATGGCCTGAGTGTGACCACACGACTGGTTCCGTGGCTCGATGTGAATGAAAAGATCCAGTATGCTGCCAAATATTTGGGTGGCAAGACTCCTGTGGATTGGATCATTAAGAGCATTTCTATGAATCTGGGCGAAGGCACAATGTCGCTTTCTTTGAGCCGCTATTACCCATATTACACTTATATCGTAAACAACAAATATACGTTCTATCAGGACAATTTGTTTGATAAATATTTCCCCGAATTAACTGCCACTACGGCAGATGAACAATAAGAGAGGAGTGAGCAAATGGCACTATCTTTTGGAGAATCTAAGCGGTTAGCTGCGAAAAAGGCCGCAAGTACCGCAAATGTTTCTGTTGATGATATAGATGTCGCAACTCTGGAATTAAACGACCAAGACCAAATTGCCGTGTATGACGACAACGGAGAAGAGACATTTGAGCGTAGTGGCAATTACACCTGGTTTGCTGATTACTCTGATGACCAGTGGTCTTACATCGACAAAAACAAAGACATTCAGCTGGATGCCAATCAGATCAATATCACACAGGAGTCCAACTCTCAGGTTATTCCGTTTGAAATGCCTCGTTACTATGACGGTATTGACCTGCTTCAAATGACAATTCAGATCCACTACCTGAATGCAGACAGAGAGGAGAACTATGCTTCCCCTATCAACGTGAGCTACAGCAATACAAAGATTCGCTTTTACTGGCTGGTGGCAAACGACGCTACTGCCAAAGAGGGCGAGCTGCAATTCGAGATCATGGCATCCGGTGCTGTGAATGTTCCGAATACAAGCACTACCAAGAGCTATCTGTGGCGCACCCGCCCGAATGGCCGACTGAATGTGCTGAAATCGCTGACCGGCAAGCAGATGGTTGATCCGTCCGGCAATGACTGGTACACCCAGTTCCTGGCAACAATGAGCCAGAAGGTTGGCGAGGCACAGGTTGCTGCATCCGCTGCCGAGAAGAGCGCACAGGACGCAAAAAATGCAGTTGCAAGCGTAGATGAAAAGCTGGCACAGTTCTATAAAAAGGACGAGGTTGATGGCTTTGTTACGATGCTGCGTGGTGAGATTGCTGCCGTGGACGGTCTGGCAAATTTCAATGTGCAGTATGACAACGATACCCGCACCCTGACGTTCCTGAATGGTGCTGAAGAAATCACAAAGATCAAGTTGAACACTGACCCTTCTGCTGAGTGGGTAAGCATGTATAACGGCATTGTGGACAATAAAATCAGCACTGCTGTGACCCCTGTTCAGACTGAGCTGACCGAATATAAGACTACAAATGATGCCGCTGTGCAGGAGCTGAAGAATAGTGTTGGCGACCTGCCTGAGACTTTGAAGTCCTCCTATTATAATAAGGAAGCCACAGACGCACTACTCGATAAGAAAGCGGACAAGACGACCGTTGATGTGCTATCCAGTGATGTGAGCGGCCTGAAGAATACGGTTGGCGGCATTCAGACCTCTGTTGACCTGGCCAATGCGGATATCGCCAAGATTCAGGAAACTTTGAAAGACTTTAAGCCCGATGAGAATTCTGGCCGCGAGTACGATATCACTTACGAAGATTCCAAGCTGAACCTGTTGGAGAACGGCACGGTCAAGACCACTGTAATTATTGAAGGTGGCGGTGGTGGCGGTGGCAACACCTCTACGATCACTATTGAGCGTATTGGCGAATCCTCTATCGCTGTTGTCAAAGGCGATACCGCAACTGTCGAGTTCAACTTTACTTCTGTGGATAACTCTGGCGAAGACACGGGCGATGCTACCGGCGTATGGTACGTTGGCAACACGAAGGTCGCTACTACGACTGTTTATCAGGGCAAGAACAGCTTCGATATCACTCAGTATCTGCACAATGGCGACAACAAGATCAAATTGCAGGTCACTGACTCCGTTGGCAGCATGGGTTCAAAGACTTGGAATATCAATATTGTCGAGTTTTATCTGGAGAGTATCTTCGATGATTCTCTGGTTTATAGTGGTGAAGTTACTTTCCGCTTTACTCCATACGGAAATATCAATAAGGACGTTTCCTTTACTCTGGATGGCAAAAAGCTTGGTAGTGTTACAACTGCGGTTACCGGCAGACAGATGACTTATGCGATTCCGGCACAGAGACACGGCGCTCACCTGCTGGAAGTGACCATGACTGCAAATATCAATGGCAAAGCTGTGACCAGCAATACCATTTATAAAGATATCATGTGGGCAGAGGAAGGCAACAACACACCGATTATCAGCTGCGCCACAAAGGAGTTCACCGCAAAGCAGTATAGTACCACCAGCATTGTTTACACTGTCTATAACCCGGCCTCTTCTACTGCAAGCATTACGCTTGAAGTTGACGGTATTAAGACTTCTACACTGACTGTTGGCCGTACCACTCAGACTTGGAGTTTCAAATCTTCTGATATTGGCACTCACATTCTGACCATTACTTGCGGTACCACCATCAAGAGTATCACCGCAAAGATCGAAGATCTTGGTATTACCATCGAACCCGTTAAGACCCGCCTGATGCTGGACTTTAACCCCGCTGGCCGCAGCAATGCAGACGTGAACCGTTTGTGGAGTTCTGGCAGCAATAAGATGACTGTCAGCGACAACTTTGACTGGGTGAACGGCGGCTATCAGATCGATGAAGACGGCGACACCTACTTCTGTGTCAAGGCTGGTACGACTGCTACCATCAGTTATAAGCTTTTCGCAGACGATGCAAAGAAGAGCGGCAAGAATTTTAAGCTGGTGTTTAAGACCACGAACGTCCGTAACTATGATGCTACTGCTGTAACTTGTTTGAATGGCGGCGTTGGTCTGAATATTCAGGCTCAGAAAGTTACGCTGACCAGTCACCAGAACAGTATTGATTTGCCCATCTGTGAGGACGATTTCCTTGAGTTCGAGTTCAATATTCTGCCGGACAAACAGTTCCGCGAGATGGTTCTGTGGTGTGACGGTATCCCCTGCCGTGTTGAACTGTATGATACTAGCGATAGCTTTACTCAGGCTGCTCCCGTTGGCATTACCATTGGCTCTGACGATTGTGACGTTATCGTGTATCGCATGAAGAGCTATGGTATGAACCTGACGGATGACGAGATTCTGGACAACTTTATTGCCGATGCGAAGAACGCCGAAGAGATGGTTTCTCGCTATATGCGCAACGACATTACGGATGCAAGCGGTGAACTGACTCCTGACTTGCTGGCAGAGAAGTGCCCCGATCTGCGTATCATCAAGATCTCAGCACCTACTTTCACCACCGGCAAGAAGAACGAGGTCGCTAACACTACGATCCAGCAAATCTATAAGAATGGTCGTGCTAAGGAGGATAACTAGACTGCCACCGGCTCTCACAAGGGTCAAGGCACCAGCTCCGACCACTATGGCGCATCCGCTCGAAATATTGACATCAACTGCAATGGCGGCTTTACGTTTGGTGACGACACTACCGGCGACACCTATGCACTGACCGAAAATAGCGTTCCTGAGAAGTATTTTAACATAAAAGTCAATGTTGCTTCCTCTGAGAATGCAAATAACGCCCTGCTGGCAGACGATTTTAATGAGTTCAACCCCTATGTGCGTCAGGCTAAGAAGGATAATCCCAAAGTGCGTGATACAATGGCGTTCTATCCCTGTGTCGTGTTTATTCAGGAGACCGATACCACCAATGCGACCGTATTTAACGATGGTCAGTGGCACTTCTATGCCTGCGGCGACATTGGCAACTCCAAAAAGAATAAAGATACGATGGGTATGGACCCTGAGAACCACAAGGAATTTATCGTTGAGATCGACAACAACGCCGATGAGCAGACCCGCTTCCTGAGTGGCGATTTCTCGCAGGAAACTTGGGACGGCGACCATTCCTTTGAGTTCCGTTACAGCAACCCTGCCTGCACTGAGGAAGAGATCGAGGCCGGCAAACAGGCATGGATCACAGCTCAGAACTGGGTGGTGAATGCGGATGACGAGGAATTCAAGGCACATTTTAAGGATCACTTCGATCTGGATTCTGCTATTTTCCATTATCTGTTTACTGAACGTCACACCATGGTTGATAACCGTGCAAAGAACGTATTCCCACACACCAGCGATCTGGTTCACTGGGACTTCTGCTTCGACTACGATAACGATACCGCCATGGGCAATGATAACGAGGGTGGTCTGACTCTGACTTATGGCTACGAGGACACTGATACCGTCGGCACAAAGAATGTGTTTAACGCTGCTGACTCCAAATTGTGGTGCAAGCTGCGCGACTTGTTCCCCGATGAGATGGCCGCAATGTTCCGCAACCGCGAGAATGCACTGGCATGGAGCGCAAATCGTATTTTGAAAAAGTTCGAGGAATATCAGGATGTGAAGCCCGAAAAGCTTTGGATCATGGATATGCGTCGCAAATATTTCCGCACCTACGAAGATCCCACCATCAATACCACCAGCTATCTACCTATGATGCATGGCAACAAGCGTCATCAGCGTCGGCAGTTTCAGCGCTATCAGGAAAAGTACATGGCATCTAAGTATTCCGGCTCTGCCGCAACCAGTGATGATATGACCATTCGTGGCTATACTCCCACCAACTGGACTGGTGTAAAACCGGACGGCACATTCCATATCACACCTTATGCTGATACCTATGTCTCTGTTCTGTACGGCTCTAACCCTGTAAAGGTGCGTGGCAAGCGCGGACAGACCTACACGATTGAATGCCCCATCACCGCAATGAACGATACTGAAGTTTATATCTATAATGCTTCTATCATTCAGAGCATTGGTGACATCTCTGGCTTCTATCCCGGCTATGTTGACTTCAGCCACGGTGTTAAGCTGACAGAGCTAAAAGTTGGTTCCGGTGTGAGCGGCTATAAGAATACGAACATGACCGATTTCGCTGTTGGTAACAACACTCTGCTGGAACATTTGAACCTGCAGAACGTGCCGAATCTGAAGAAGTCTATTGGTCTGACCGGATGCACCAGCCTGACAGAGTTCTATGCTGACGGCTCTGGCATTACCGGTGTCTCCTTTGCAAGCGGCGGCAAGATCAAAATCGCCCACCTGCCTGCAATCGCCAGCTTGACCGCAAAGAACTTAAACTATCTGACTGACCTGACGATTGAGGATTACACCAATATCACTACGCTGACTGTTGAGAAGTGTGCAACCATCGATCTGAAAGATATGCTGGGCAAGTGCACCAACCTGAACCGTGTGCGCATCACCGGCATTGATTGGGAACTGGCTGATACTTCCCTGCTGAATCGTCTGTATGCAATGAGCGGTCTGGATGAAAATGGCTATAACACTGACCATTCTGTCGTGGAAGGCAAAGTGCATGTGCCCATCATTCGTGAGCGTGAGAAGCTGCTGTACACCGAGCGCTGGCCTGACTTGGAGGTTACCTATAACACCATGATCAACCAGTATGCTTGGAAGTTCGTGAATAAGGATGGCGCTGTTCTGGATATCCAGTACATCGATAAGGGCGAGCGTGCAGTTGACCCTGTGACCCGCTCTGACAATCCGATCCCGACACCTACCTTCCCAAGCACCATCAGTACGGTGTTTACATTCAGCGGCTGGGACACCGAGTTCACTCCTGTTTTTGAGAATCAGACTGTTACTGCTGTGTACGATGAATCCGTGCGTCAGTATCGTGTACGCTATATGAATCGTGGCGCTGTTCTACAGCAGACAACTGCTCCGTATGGCTCTATGGTTCTGTACGATGGTGACACTCCGACCTATACCAGCGAAGAGACTGCTTACAAATATTATCTGTTCAGCGGTTGGGACAAGGGCGGCTATGTCAATGGTGACAAGGATATCAATGCTGTTTACGATATATGCGAATACGTTAGCGGCTATTTCAGAGACAAGCAGCTGAGTGACCTGCGCCCTGTTGAGATCTATGCCATGACCAAGGTGAATCTGGAACAGAGTGTTGTTTCTGACAAAGACGCTATCACCATCAAGATGGGAAATGACTTCACCTTTAGCGATGTGGAAGAGAAAGTCCTGTTTAACGAGCCGAAGATCTTTACTGGCAAGAATTATGTCGACACCGGCGTATCTCTGTTGTCTGAGGATCGCAGCTGGGTTATGGCACTGGACTATCGAATCGACGAAGATTCTGCCGCAAACTCTGTGATTGCTCAATGCTTCCAGACTAACGGCATGAACGGTTTCCGCTTCTGGGTCAACAATGGCTCTAAGGTTGCATGGGGCACTGAGTCTACAAACGGCGCTCATCTTGGTTCTCGTGATATGATCGTTCTGCGCCATACTAAGGGCGAAAATGGCATCCATGTCTATGCGGCAAACACCACTGCTGCTGAGATTGGCTATATTCAGCTGAACCGCACTCGTACCACACAGACGAACGCCACTCTGGTATTTGGTTGTGCTAAGGCAGACGACGGTGCTTACGAGCGTTACGCAAAGGGCACAATCTACTGGGGCAAGCTCTGGTATACCGACCTGGGTGATGCTGCCTGCCGGAAGTTGGCCGCATGGACACATGAGGACTTCACCTTCGAGGCTTGTGGCTTCAAACAGTATTACCTGAGCGACAATTCCAACAAGCGTTGTTCTATCAGCTTTATTCAGGCTGGGCTGCTTGGACAGAAGATGACTCTGAATACTGGTTCCACCAACACTGGCGGCTGGGCAGATGCGAATATCCGTACATTCCTTGACGGTCGTATTCTGAACGCTCTTCCGATTGGTTGGCAACAGATCATCAAACAGGTCAAGGTTGGCAGTACCATTGGCGATAAGAGTAGCGAAGTTGTGACTGCGGATAGTTATTTCTATCTGCCCTCTGTGGCCGAGCTGTTCCCCTCTCAGAATGTCGAGCCTTATATTTACGAAGGTACGGCAATCAGCTTTATGACCGATAATACCAGCCGCATCTGCAATGACGAGAATGGTAATCCCGCTGCATATTGGACACGAAGCCCGAATGCTCAATATGGCAGCTATTTCTGGTCTGTGACTGTGACTGGCGAATATTACGGATTTACACCTGCAAACAATGCACAGGGTATCCGCCTGATGTTCAGCGTTTAAGGAGGTGTTGAGAGTGTACTACAAGGTATTGAAAAATGGCCGGGTGATCGATGCTCTTGACCACCTGCGCTTTGTAAAGTATCAGCCCAAGCACGACATTATGGTGAACTGTACGGAGGATGATGCACAGGGAATTATCAGCAGTGACGGCAGTCATATCTGGCATGTGGACGGGTATTATCTCATCCCCTGCCCCGAGTATGACACAGTGGAACTGCAGGAAATTGACCTGTATGAATATGAGCAGCTGAAAGCCTTGGGTGGTAAAACGCCTGAGGCTATTATTGATGCTTACACTTTGAGTTTGATTCAAGGAGGGCTGCTATGAGTGACGAGAGGAAGTATAGCGAGTTCGTTGAGAGTATGCATCGGCTGTATAATGGCGGAATGATTCAGGATAAACTTCTGGACAATCTGTTTGCCGGACACAAAATCTCAAAGGACGAGTATCTGTATATCATCAGGAAGGAGGTGTGATATGTATACCTTTTTGATCAATGAGGATAATACACTGACCGTAAGTAAGAGAGAACGCATTATGGAGCGCAGCAAGCAGGTGGACACTCTCCACTTTCTGGCTGACACTACATACAAGGGCGTTGACATGAGTGAATTCACCGTGATGCTTGAGTACGTTCTGCCCATCAGCAAGCGATATAAGACAGAGATTCTGGAGAAATCAGAAGAGCTTTATAAGAACAAGCTGGAGTATAAGCTGCCTATCGACACCAACCTGACCAATGAGCCGGGCGATATCCAGATCCAGCTGACATTCGTTGATGTGACAATGGACCCAGATGGCACGACTGTTCAGCATGTGCGGAAGGTTGGCCCCGGCGTGATCACTGTTGTTCCCATCCAGAATTGGAGCGACATTGTTCCTGATGAGGCTCTGGGTGCACTTGACCAGCGTATTATCGCACTGAATGCACAGATCAAGGCATTGAGTGACCGTAATAACGCTATTCTGGATGGTAAGGCTGATGACCTGAGCTACAACGACGACCATACCCTGCAGCTGCTGGCCAACGGTAAGCCGATCGGCAGCGCGGTCAAGATTACTCAGGAAAGCGTCGAAACTGAAGACGGTAGTTTGCGGGTGGTTCCGTTCTAAGCCATCCGCTTCTTTTATAAGGAGGCAAAGATGGCACAGGCTAAATATTCCAAGCTCGGATATGGTAACGCCGAAGATGTAGAAGCTGCGATTGCGCTGGGAATGTTGGACGGCAGGGATATGATCATCACAAAGGATTCTTCAGAGTTCATGTATGTGCGTGATGACCTATCCGTTCAAAAGATTCGTCCCCGCAATCGTTGTTTTGCAAGCGTTACTGAAGCAAACGAGCAATTAAATGAGACGGAAGACACTTATGCAGGTCAAACCGTTATGGTGAAAGACGAAAATGGTAAATATGCTCCGTGGATCGTTCAACAAAGCGAAGCCACGGGGCTTTTTTCTATTGAACCTTTTTACGTTGAGCCGACAAATTTTGTTTGGCAAGAATTTTAAGAAAGAGAGGCAAAGATGGCTAATGTAAATTTTGGCTACGGTACAAAAGCGAATTATGATAAGCTGACTACCAAAGATGCCAATACATTGTATTTTATTACAGACACACGCCAGATTTTCAAGGGTACAGATGAGTACACCAAGAGCTGTAAACTGGTGAGCGCTCTGCCTGCAAGCGGCCAGATTCAGGGCCTGCTGTATATCCGTATGACTGACTACACCTTCCACATTTGGAATGGCACTGAGTTCGTACAGCTGAATCGCCCCATTGTGACTGAGATTCCCAATGCGGATGCAAGCGACGACAATCTGCCCACCACCAAGGCTGTGGCAGACTATGTGAATGCAAAAATCGCCGCAACCGAGGGCAAGGAAGGTCTGTTCGTTACGGATGTCACCTACTCCCCTGCTACCGGCACTCTGAGTGTGGCAAAGAACGGTGCTCCTGTTCCCACCGTGATGAGCGGCCTGACCCATGATCCCACCTATGATGCTGAGACCCGCACCATCAAGCTGCCTGTGTTTGGCGGCGATGAGCTGGTGATCAATCTGGGCAAGGATTTGGTTGTGAAGACAGGTACTTACAACACAAAGACCAACGAGATCGAGCTGACTATCACCACTGGTGAGGTCGTGAAGATCCCTGTTGGTGCTCTGATCGATATCTATGTTGGTGTGGTCACTCCTACTGCTGAGGTCACTGTTTCTGATGACAATAAGATCTCTGTCAATATACGCGTATCCACCAAGGGCAATAACAGCATCACCGTTGAGGAAGATGGTCTGTATGTTGCAGTGCCGGACGCTTACACCAAGGCTGAAGCAGACGCGAAGGTCAAGGTCGTTAATGACAAGCTGGACGAGCATATCAAGGACGCTGTGAAGCACATTACTGCTGACGAGCGCAAGGCTTGGAATGCAAAGCCCACTCAGGACGAGCTGGCTGCTGCTAAGGCTGAGGCGATTTCTACTGCCGCTGCTGATGCAACAAAGAAGGCTGATAACGCTCTGGCTAGTGCAAAGACTTATGCAGACGGCCTGAATACCACCATGGATGGCCGTGTACAGGTGCTGGAAGGCGCTATCACTTGGAAATCTCTTGATGGCTAATTGATTTGTTTCACCACATGGCAATGACGTTGTGTGGTGAATCTTATTAAGCAAAGGAGTTGAGTATGGCAAATTTATCATTACGCGAGGTCGCACAGTCTCAGCTGGATCAAGCTCCTGTGATTGACGGCCAACTGATCGTATGTACTGATACTGGAAGCACTTATCGAGATATCGGCACAAGACGAATTCAAATCAGCAAAGACTTGGAGATCGTAAGCTCGCTTCCGCTGGCTCCTTTGTCTAATAAGATTTACTACCTGCGTCCAGACAGCTTGTATGTTTATAGCGGCGATGACTGGATTCTTTTGAACCCATCAAAATTCACACTGGAAGCCGACAAAAACGCAGTCAATGGAGAAGTTAATATCAATTTAATCCTGAACGGTACGGCGCAAGATAAAATCAAAATCGCTGGCGGTGGTGTGACCACAGTGACAACTGGCGAAACGGGCGATATCACGATTGATACCCCGCACCCAGATGAACTGCTGGCCGCACTGACGAATGACGAGATCGATGCAATCACTGGCGGCATGGTCGATGATAGCGGAAATCCCCTGCCTACGCCGCAGGTTGTGGTAGATGCGACACTGACCGTATCTGGACGTGCTGCTGATGCAAAGGTGACCGGTACAAGGATCTCTGAGGCGCTAAGTATTGCAAAATCGGCTGATGCCGGACTGACCAATGTGCGTACCGAGCTGGACAAGTTGAAGCTGGATTCTGTTGCGGTGGACAAGACATTGACAAAAGAGAATTTCGCCGCCGATGCTAAGGCCGTTGGTGATGCTCTGGTGAAGAAAGCAAATGCGGAACATAACCACGATGACCGCTATTATACAGAAGACGAAATCAATACAAAACTGAGCGGCAAAAGCGATACTGACCATACCCATGATGAGCGGTACTACCAACAGGACGAGATCGACGAGAAGCTGAAGGTAAAGGCAAACACGATCAATATCCACACACTGACTATCCCAACCACAAGTTAGCTTACCGATGATACAGTGGACCGATATTCAAAGTATATTGACCTCGACATCGACGGGATCACCTCAAAGGATGTTATTTCTATCAGCGTGACACCAGCCAGTGCGAAGGCGGCTTCTTATGCTCAGTTTGCAAACCCTGAGACCTTTGATGGATATGTGCGTCTGAGAGCTGTATCGGTTCCAACGACTGCGATTACAGCTCAGTATTATATCGTACAAGGTGGCGGACAAACCGATAGCGGTGGTGGTACTGTTGTTGAAGGGTATACCAAGGCACAAGTAGATAATAAGATAGCGGCGGCAATCAAGGTAGCCAAAGAAGAACAGAAGCTGCTCGACCACCCTGTTGGAAGTATTTTTCAAAGTGTAGAACCGACAAGCCCAGCTGAGTTGTTTGGTGGAGAGTGGCAGAAAATTGAAGATCGTATGTTGATTGCCGCAAGTAGCACGTATCCTGTAAAGAGTACGGGTGGCGAGGAGACACACACGTTGACAATTGATGAGATGCCAAAACATACGCATTCTTTGGATAGTCTTAGTTATAGTGCTGATCCAAGCGCAATTGACACTAATGGAAATGGCGTAGGTTATAAAAAGAGTCCTATATATCCTATTTATGCATCAACTTACACTGGTGGCGATCATCCTCATAACAATATGCCGCCATACTACGCTGTTTACACCTAGCTCCGTACCGCATAACAACACTGTAAAAGGAGGAGAGGAATGTGGGGAAGGGAGAAAATAAAAGCGGGGGGGGGGGGGGGGTTAGAAGCCTACCCTATTGGCTCGATTTATATGAGTTTTAATTCTACTGAACCAAGTATACTGTTTGGTGGAACATAGGAAAGAATCAAAGATAGATTTATTTTAGCAGCTGGAGATAGCTATACGGCTGGAGCGACTGGCGGTGAGGAAAGCGTAAAACTCACAAGTAAAAACATTCCCGTTTTATCAGACAGAAGTGGTGGTATCGCACCAGTTAATACTAAAGGCAATGCCATACACGTTTCTCAATGGGGTTGGATTTATACAGCCACGCAGATTTCAAACAGTGATGGATATGATTCTTACACAGGACAATGGATTAGTGTAGGAACGGATGATGCAAATATGCAAAACGTAAACAATATGCCGCCCTACTTGGTCGCTTATATGTGGTATCGCACTGCATGATTGTGGCAATTTTCACTGCTAAAATATTCGTTTTATAAGGAGGCAAAATATGGCGCTAGGAGAAATGAATAGCGGGAACGAAAAGCTCCCTGAATGGAGTGAAGTGCAGAATAAACCGTCTGAATTTAACCCTGCCACTCACATACACAATGACCTTTACCCTGAAGGAGACAATCGGAATGATAACACTTCTCCGTCTGATTATTATGGTGTTGATGGCGGCTATAATGGTCGGCTGATTTTTCGTGGTTTGAAGCTTAGTAGCAAAATTGGGCTGTCAAGTGGTCATGCATGTGCGTTTTTAATTGGTTTATCTTCTTGGTACGACAATTCAGGCGGTGGCTCCTTTGAATTCGCTTTTAGCAATGGTAACATTTACTATCGTCAAGGCACGACTTCATGGGGCGACTGGAAGAAAATTGCTACAGCTTAAAGGAGGTACGAATTATGGCTTTTGGAAATATGAATATTGGTGTTGATAGTGAATTCATCCCGTCAAACCTCAATACGGTTCTTACCCCCCCCCCCACAGATTCTGACGAAGTTGTGATGAATACGAGTGCAGCCGGGTATCACCGTAAGCCACTAAGTGCATTGTGGAGCTGGATTAAGAGCAAGATGGATGATGAAATTATCACTATCACAAAGAGCATTACTATAACAACAGACTGGCAAGATACAGGAATTAAAGGGAATGATATTCCTGGATTTGGTACATACGCGGTACAGTTTCATGGTGGAAATCCAACGATAAGTATCTGGGGAGATTATTTTTCAGGTATTATGACATGGTACAACTCTGAGACAAACAACGATGATGCAGACGAAATATCGCTTCATTGTGCTGGTCATGCTCGAAATGGTAAATTGTTTTATCTTAGAACATTGCGTCATGGTCGAGGCGGTGATGATTTGACATTGCAAATTAAAGGAAGTTCTGCTGCGTCGAGTGCCGATATTTTTACATTCAAATTCCGCAAACTGATATAAACAACGCATTGCAAATAAAACGTTTTATAAGGAGGCGATCACATATCGATGAATGATGAAAAGAAAAGTTGGCTAGACAGAGCGGGTGCGGTTCACCTCTGGAAAACGATCGAGGCTATACTTGGTACAAAGGTAGATAAAATCGAAGGATTCGGCCTATCCAGCAACGACTATACAACAGAAGAAAAAAATAAACTTGCTAGTTTAAGCGACCCTGATGTAGCTACTACTGAAAACAACGGTTTGATGAGCTCGGCCGATAAAGCAAAGCTGGATGGTATTGAAGCTGGAGCTAACAATTATACTCACCCAGTATACGAAGCAAAACAGGCTGGACTATATCGCATCAGTGTTGATAATACAGGCCATGTGGCGACAGCAGATAAAATGACAAGCGAAGAGTTGGCAGCAGAGGGTATCTCCCCTGCCGATCATACGCATGACTTTGGCGAATTGGCAGATACACTGGAGACAAGTGCTGACGCTGTTGAAGATGCTGACACTGTTATGGTTGGCGCTACAGTTACAAGTGATGATGGCAGTGCGACCACGAAGTACACCCGCAGACCGCTGGCTACTTTATGGAACTGGATCAAGAGTAAGACGGATACGTTGTATGCTGCTGTTGGACATACACACAATTACGCTGGTTCTCCTGAACCGGGTGGTGATGCGCTGACAACACTGGCAGTAAGAGATTACAATAATCAAAATAATACAATTCAAATTGGATGGAGTGGATCTGACCTTAGTGGAGATAATCTCGCCTATATTGCAGGCTACACACCAGATCAAAAAATTCATACATGCTCGAAGGATGGTGTACAGAATTATATTGGGTTGAATAATTATTTACCACTAACTGGTGGCACGATGAGCGGTGCGCTTAATTTTGCAAACAATACATAGAATCCGGTTGGAGATGACGTACAAATTGGAGATCATAACACATCTGGCTCTTTTTATATCCAAGGTTTAAATGGTCCTACAAATATTAAGTTGAAGAAAAATGGTGACACGTCAACAGAGTCCGGTGACTCTGCGACTATCACCTACGATGGTGGCAATTTAATTATTGATAAAACTATTCAAGCGAATTTACAGGGCACTGCCGATTATGCTAATAACTTAATTTTTCAAAAAGATCAAGGTATAGACACGAGCTCTTTGAATGTAAATACATGGTATCCTGTTATTTGTCAGCTACCTTGGACGACACTTTGTCATATTGAGTGTTGGACGGGACTTGGAACCAGTGGCAAACCATCGTGGGCAACACATAGTTCTGGATTTTACGCAGATTTGGATATGCTTGCCACAGCATCTGGTTGGGGCTGCACAAATGCACATACGGTTAAAATACTTGATACATGTAGTTGGTGTGATACGAGTGCCGGTAAACCTATTGGATATAGTCAGGTTACTACGGATTCACTCGCTGTTTTTTGGGTGCGCGGAGGAGGATATTATCACTTCCGTTCCAGTACGGCAGAAAATTAGACATTGATAACTGGATCACATTCAACAAATACTGGAACATTAAAACCCACTACATCGTATCCAGGTATAAATTATACACCAAGCTGTCTTGATCCTGCCTCAGTTATATCGAATATATATCCCGTTGGTGCTATCTACATGTCCACCAGTTCAACCTCACCTGCTTCCATCTTTGGTGGCAGCTGGCAGAGCATTGCCTCAGAGCGTGTGCTGATGGGCGTTTCCAGTTCCCACGGCGCTGGTTCAACAGTGGACGCTGGCCTGCCGAATATTAGCAGTGGTAGTGATGCCGCATTGGATATTCAAGGTTCGTGGGGCGCTCCAGCTTGTAGAGCTCCGTTTGCACAGACATGGCAGGGCAACTCGGAATTATCTTCTTCGACATGGAGTAGTACACCAAAAGTTATTAGTGCACGGTTTGATGCTTCTCTATGTAATTCGATTTATGGTCGTTCAAGCACTGTTCAGCCAGCAGCCTACTATGTCTATATGTGGCGGCGTACCGGCTAATTGGAAAGGAGAAATACTATGAAAACAATTGATGAATCTGGCAATATTGTCGAAAATCCCAACCTTGAAAAAGGTTATCTTGAGCCCGCTAAGGAAACGGTACACCATGAAGCAGTTGAAGGTGTTGAAGAGCAGTATCACTAGGAGACTATTGCTGAATATCCAAATGGTGGCAAAGATGTAGAAAAGGTTATTGATGTTGAAGGTGTGAAAGCAAAAGACGCATGGGACGAAGAAGTTGATGTGATGAAATATGTCCTATACACTGAAGCAGAACTGACACAGCGCCTTGACCGCCACAAAGAGATACGCATCAACGAGAGTAAGGACAACCTCTCCACCTTCCTGTCTCTACATCCAATTCAATGGTCTGATGGTAAGTATTACAGTGTCACCAGCGAGAAGCAAGCTCTTCTTACAAGCAACCTTGCCCTATATCAGATCTCTACAGCCGCCGGGCAACCTTTTAAACTGACTTGGAACTCTACAGGCGATGAATGTGTGGAGTGGACTTATGATGATCTGGCCGCACTGGCACTTGCGATTGGCACGTATGTTAAACCGTTCGTATCTCATCAGCAGGAATTGGAGATTGGCATCAAGGCATGCACGACCAGTGCAGAGGTAGATGCTATTGAAATCAGTTATGATGCTGTACTAGCAGAATATCTGGATCTTCACGCAGATAAGGATGTGGCAGAATGAGCAACAAACTTCGTGAACTAATCAAATGCGGCATCCTCTTTTTGATCGGAGGGTGCCTTTATTATTGCATTGAGATTCTGTGGCGCGGGCATTCTCACTGGACGATGGCTGTTGTTGGCGGTATCTGCTTTCTTGTGATTGGTGGACTGAACAATTATATTCCCTGGGAAATGCCGCTCTGGAAACAGACTGGTATTGGAGCACTTTTTGTGACCGCCATGGAACTTGTGGTAGGCATCCCGCTGAATTTGATGCTTGGCCTGCATATCTAGGACTACTCTTCCCTGCCGTTCAATCTGTTGGGCCAAATTTGCCTGCCGTTTACAGTGCTATGGTTCTTCCTTGCGCTGCTGTGCATTTTTGTTGATGACTGGCTGCGTTACGTTCTATTCCATGAAGAGCGACCGCATTATCACTGGCGTACTGTATGTGATGGCGGAAAACGCACATAAAGAGAAAGAGCCCCTGTGACGATGGCTACATCACAGAGACTCTAACTCACGCAACAACTCATAAAAATGAGGTTGTACTAGCCCGATGGAGGGTTTGTACTGCTCTCACTATATCACGTTGATAGGAATTTGTCAATTGAAAGGAGGAATTATGGCGCAGGAAATCTTAAAGCCCATGTTATTAGACGAGACAGGCAAAGAAATCGTGACAGCACTGAACGCTATTGTTACACAGCTGACCGAGATCAATGAAACACTGAAAGCCAAAAACACAGACAGTGGTATGAATGGTGGTGAGAAGACATGATAGGAAGTTTGAATGCCGCACCTCACGTCTATTCTTTTACCATACAGCAGCTGTAGACAATGTTACTGAGCATCTGTGGTGGCATCACTGCTATTTCGGCCGCAATCGCTGTTATCATTAAGGCAATCAATCATGCGAAAGCCCCGGATGACAAGCAGAACGAGCGATTGAATGCCCACGATGCAGAGCTTGAGAAAGTCAATAGAAAACTAGGTGCAGATAAAGACAGGCTCGACCTGTTTCAATCTAAGCTGGTCTCCTTAGAAGAGCACCAGAAAGAAAACAGCATCACGTTGGAAGTACATGACCGCAAGATCCTCGAAGCAGAACAACGCATCGGCCACAGTGAGCAGGGCAACAATGTCACCATGAAGGCTCTGCTTGCACTCCTCAGTCACGGTATCGACGGCAATGCAATCGAGCCAATGAAGGAGGCCAAGGCTGCACTTGAGAACTATCTGATCGATGGTCAGAACAACACAAAGAATATTACGAACTAACCCGAGACTGCGTGTCCCGGGCTTTTTTATTTTGGAGGTTTATTATGATGGATATTATTAATGAGCTGGTTTCCGTTATCGTCCGCCTGGTTATCGCTGGCGCTGGCACTGCCTTTATGGCCTATGGTATCCCCTATCTGAAGAAGATCGGTGTGTATAAGCTGGTGCAGATCGCTGTTCGTGCCGCAGAGAAGCTGGGCGCAACCGGTGCTATCGAAAAGGCTGACAAGAAGAAATACGTTATGGAGGCTCTGGAGCGTCTGGGTGTGAAGATTACTCCGACCATTGAGACCATGATTGAGGCCGCTGTCAAAGAGATGGACATCCAGAACGATAAAATCAAGGACGAGTTCAAAAAGAATTGAAGGTGTGATGAAATGGGTATTATTACATACTCTATGAAGAAGGACTGGAACAAAAAGGTGTCGGCTCATTTTTCCGTCTATGAGTTCGCCTGCTCCGATAAGAGTGATACAGTTCTGGTCGATAATCAGCTGATTGAAGTACTGGAACAGATTCGTGCTCACTTCGGTGCTCCTGTTCATATCAACTCTGGGTATCGTACTCCTGCTTATAATATCTCCATCGGTGGAAGCCCTCGTAGCCAGCATTGCCTTGGTACTGCCGCTGATATCTGGATCAAGGGTGTTGACCCAATTCGGATTGCACTATATATATCTTCCCTGCCCTACTTTGCCAAGAGTGGCGGTATTGGATATTATAGCCGTGCTGTGCTTACGAGCGGATTTGTTCATGTTGATGTGCGCACCACACGCAGCCGCTGGATCAGTAAATCCGGTACAAAATATATAAGCGTAGCCAATCTTATGCCGACTATCAGACAGGGTGCGAAAGACGCTATGAACGGCGCTTCTTATGCTGTGACTGTATTGCAACGGCATCTTGGTGTTAAAGCTGACGGCATTTTGGGCACGAATACCAAGGCGAAGCTGATTGAGTATCAGAAAGGACACGGGCTGGTTGCAGATGGCATCTGTGGACCTGCTACATAGGGTTCGTTTTGATGGCAGATAACCAGAATACATTTCGTGCAGGAGACAAAATCAAATTAGACGGAGTATTATTTTCAAACAGCCAAACACACTGCGGTATGCGCCGCTCTGGTGAATGGTATATTTTTGATGGGAAACTTGTGAACGGGCGATATCGAGTGACAAATCTTGAAAGCCGCATCGGCAAGTATCCAATTTCAGTAAATGTATCAGGCTATGTAGAGCCGAGTGATATTGAGCTGATATAAAACGAATGGGGTATCAATCCTTAATTGGACTGGTATCCCATTTTTTAGCATTTATTTTATTTTCTCAGACAACCATTCTTTCCAGCCGCCAACCGTGTGAGGGCAATTATCTTGCTGCGCGACAAGCTCATTTAAGAGTGCTGCAAGCTCTTCGTCTGACATCTCACGAATGGCCTGCGCTTTATTATTTTTACGACCGAATTCATCCCGGCTATGTTTGTGTAGAATAAAACCGAGTGCGATATCAAGTATTGCCGGATTGTTCATTAGAGTTGTCACCTTTCATTGCTTTAAGAGCTTCCTTCATCTCTTGTTCCCAATTAGGATGCTGATCAATATATTTTTGGTATATCATCTTCTCAGCTTCTTTTCGAGCTTTGATTGCATCGTCAATATCTTCATACATGCCAAGGTGGATTCGCCTACCTTTAAAGGTTATGGTCGCTTTATACTTGTTACCATCTTTGCAAACACCTGTCACGCCAGTAGTCGAATTGCGATTTATCTTTCCTTCAAGTCGCGCCTTTATAGACGTTAAGCTGGAACCGTCTACGTTTGATATCTTTTTAATTGCCTCAGCAGGCTTGGCAATATTATTCGTGCATTTCTTACACTTGTTGATTTTCTTCACTTGAGACAAACGCATCTCTGCTGGACGATTACATAAAGGGCAAAGCCCTGTACAAAAATAATCTCGTTCTCCTTCTTTTTTATAAACGTCGGTTATTTTCCATCCATTTATGACAGAGCCGATATATTGTTCTCTGCGCCTTTTTAGAATAGATTCGCTACGTTTTTTATCGCATCTTGTGGTTTTTGCTGGACGACCATCATCTGGTTTCATATTACTTTTCCTCTTCAGGTAGTGGCCCAAGCTTATATATCCAGTTCGGGTCTTTCCGCATTACAAATGGTTTTCTTAGCTCACAAAGATGGTCATGTCTCGCTTTATATTCAAAATAATTTTGTTCGTGCTCAGGAGTTTCACGGTTCAACTCGTACATAACATATTGCTTGCGAAGATCTCGAAGCGCTTTAATAATAGCATCTTCTTTTTCCATGGACATTGGTTCAAGGGCATCAATATAGTCATATTCACCAGTCGCGTCAAACTGTCTCTTTGCTTCGGCACTAAGCATCTTCCAAGTGATAGCTTCATACGCCAGCTGATACATCATTTCGTCGCTATAATGAGAGTATGGATCAACAATGCCGGTGCCTTTTGATAGTTCTACGTCACGATCGTGTTGTTTTTTAATTTGTCTCTCGGCTTCTTCTACAACAGCATCCATATCAACGTTCATGGAGACATCTTTGTATCGCACTACAGATTTGAAACAGAGCTTCTCACACATAGTCATCGTTGATATCCTCCTGATTTATTTTATACCCGTTCTTTTGCAGATAACAAAATCTTGCGGTAGAATCCATCAGCAAACCATGCGCCTTCCCAACGATGCGGCAATGGCTTCTTCAGCACTTCGATATCCACAAGACTCATAAGGCCGGTACTATCGTCTCTAAAAACTTGAAGGCGGACGATTCTATTCTGCTCCAGACCGATTTCGCGAGTGATACGACCTTCTTCATCAAACGGATCTTCGCACACCCATTCTAATGCCTCTAGGAAGTCCTGTGGCGTGATATCTGTATGCTCGACCCAGTTGTTACATATGCGGCTTTCTCCGGCTTGTACGATTCTCTTTTTGATCTCGTAGTTCACAGAAGGATTCGTCATAGTTTTCGCCTCCGTTTTTCTTTGATTATAATTACATCACGGGCTGTAACCAATAGCAAACAAAAAGGCGCAGGTTACCCCACGCCTTGTGATGATGCGCCGCTTGGCACATCGGTTCAAATACGGTTTTCAATTTTAATGCTTCTACTAAAAAATCGCCGGATTGTCACATCAAGGCTCTGTTAATTAAGACTCAAAATCGGACTTGATTGCTACGCTTTGTGCGGTCTGTGAGTGCACCGCTGTGGTGTAGATAGAAAATTGGTGTAGTAGTGGTGTAGTAGAGAAGAAAATCCCTCTATTTTAATCGTTTTTTCGTAACTTTTACAAATAGCGCTCAAATGTGTTCAAAATAAGGGAACGGCGTGTAAATTACAGAAAGAGAGCTTTTGTGCGGCATAACAACAAAAAACGCCGCCTCCCAAAGGAGACGGCGCTAAAAAGACCAGTAATTACTTACGGCCGAAACGCTTGTTGAAGCGCTCAACACGTCCGCCGGTGTCAACCAGCTTCTGCTTACCAGTGTAGAAGGGGTGGCACTTGGAGCAAACTTCGACGTGGATCTCGGGCTTGGTAGAACGAGTCTTAATGACGTTGCCGCAAGCGCAAGTGATAGTGCAGTCAACGTAGTTCGGATGGATACCCTGTTTCATTCTTTTTCACCTCATTTCTGGTTCTGACTTATTGGGGCCATATTATAAATGTATGTGCCCATCACAACCTTCAATATCGGCTACCCCCGCGAGCGGCCTTGGAAACGATTGCCTTAATATTATAGCACAGATCTCAGAAAAAGCAAGAGGAAATTTCAGCTTTTTTCATGTCATTTTTATACAGGCTGTACTATGGAGTTTTATCTCAAGTTGATTTTCATTCAACTTTATGTAAACAGCAAAGATACTCTCTGTTATGCTCCTTCGTTTTTTCACGAATTCCCGTTTATTTTTAGTTTTTCACGGAATTGTGGCCTACATATTATATCACGCCCAGCCCAAAAAGAAAACCCCGCAGTTCCCGACTTCTTGACAAGCCAGCTGCTTCTGATTACAATACAAAAAAAGAGTTCGCAGACGTTCTCTTTTCATATTTCAGCCATCAGCTCCGGGAAAGGATTTTTTTCATGGAACCAAAAACAAAACAATATCTGCTCATAACCGTTGTAGGAGTAACGCTTTTTGTGGCGCTGCTGCGGCTTTCTGCCGTTCTGACCTTTGCAGCACAGCTGGTAGACCTGGTACTGCCCATTCTGGCAGGCGGCATTCTGGCACTATTTATCAATGTGCCTATGACCGGGCTGGAAAAACGGCTGAAACGCCTGTTCTGCAAGGCCAAAAAACAGCCCTCGGATAAAGTACTCCATCTCCTGAGCTTCTTCATCACCCTGCTGGGTGTTGTGCTGGTGTTGGT